GCGGTCTTCTTTCACCACCAAACGACTCGAAGAAGCATGAATAGCCACGCAGGAGACTCGAAAGGTACAGAGACGGCTCAAAAGGTCTCAGATCGGCTTACATCGGCTACCGAGAGAACTACAGGACTTTATCTAGGCTCTCCGACTCCAAGAATCCACTCTAAACTCTTAGAATTACCCTCACGCGGGCAGGATCTAATCGATTTCGCCGATTCGATTAAGCTTCCGCTTCTCCCTTGGCAGCGATGGGTCGCGATGGAAGCTCATCGCTATAAGGCCGATGGTCGCTGGGCGCACCCGCTCGTTACTGTCGTCGTAGCGCGCCAGAATGGTAAGACTACGCTCATGAAGATCCGCGCTCTGGCTGGTCTGTTCTTATGGCAGGACGGACTCCAGATCGGAACAGCTCATCGACTTACGACATCGCTGGAGACTTTTAGAGATCTCGTTAACATCATTGAAGAGAACGAACATCTGGCCAGACAAGTAAAACGAATCCGCTGGGCGCATGGCTCAGAAGAGATCGAGCTTAAATCCGAGTTCGGCGGCGGTCGGTACATGGTCAAAGCTGGCGGCTCAGCTGCTCGCGGTATTTCCAAGCCCGAGACCGTCTTCGTAGATGAGACCCGCGAACTCAAAGACGAATCCACGTGGGCTTCTCTGCGTTATACGATGATGGCGGCAAAATCGCCGCAGCTCTGGACGTTATCGAATGCGGGAGATCAACATTCCATCGTTCTTAATCAGCTGCGCGAGCGTGGAATGTCTGCAGCTAAAGGCGACGATATTGCTTATTATGAATGGTCATCGAATTACGAGAAGATCGACGATTCGCCCGCGTTCTGGAAAGGCGCGGCGATGGCAAATCCAGCACTCGGCCACACTATCCACATCGATAACATTCGGGCCGTTCTCAATGATCCGCCAGATGTCGTAAAAACAGAAGTTCTCTGTAGATGGGTCGCCACGATCTCAGCTGCTATCCCAGCCGAAGAATGGAATCAGTGCGGAGAAGAAGGCTTGGAGCTTGATCCAGAGAAGACGACTTGGCTCGGGATCGACGTTAGCCCTAATCGACGAGACGCTGCACTGGTCGCAGCTCAACAGATCGACGATGAGAGATTCTTCGTCAAGCTTTTACATACTTGGCATAATCCAATTAACTTAGACGATAAGGCCATCGCGAACGACATCGCTCCGTATGTCAAAGAGTATCCAGTCGAGACAGTGGCTTATTCTAAGAGAACTGCTTCGGCTATAGCTGCTCGATTAGTTCCCGCTGGGATTCCGATCTCAGACATCGACGGCGCACTGTACGGCCAAGCATGCGACGAATTGTTAGGAGCAATAACATCGAAGAGACTACGACACGATCCGAAACAGACAGAACTCTCCAAGCAGATCTTATCAGCTGCGAGACTTCCGTTCGGAGATGGTGGCTGGACTATCGGGCGGAGAGCTTCACAGTCGACTGTCTGCGCGACGGTTGCTACTGCGTTAGTCACTCATTACGCGACACGCCCACCGATGGATCTTGACATCATGGTCGGATAGGAGTAACGCGTTCTCTAGAATTAGGACATGGGTTTATTAGATCTATTTACTTCCAAGGCTAACGCCGAGTCTCCAGCTGCTTCTATTAACATAGAGGCCGCGGAATCGCTTTACCCTGTAAACACTCTTAACTCTCTCGGCGGCTATTACTTCATGGGTAATCAGACCGCTACAAGAACAGAGGCGATGGGCGTCCCAGCATTAGCCCGCGCTAGGAACATAATCTGTTCTTCTCTGGGATCTTTCCAAATGCACACTCGCAACATTGCAACAGGCGAGAAAGTGCAACAGCCGCGTGTTATTAATCAGCCAGATCCAAGAATCGCGGGTTCTGCGTTCTGGTCATGGTTAGCCGAAGACATTCTTTTCTATGGTTACGGATACGCGCGTGTAATGCAACGCTACGCCGACACTGGTCGCATTCAAGCGATGGAGAGAATAGATCCTCTTCGCGTAACTGTTACTACTAACGGCAACGGAACAGAGATCGACGGTTACTCTGTCGATGGACTAGTAATTGATCCAAGCGAATTAGTCGTCTTTACTGGACTCGATGAAGGAATCTTAAATCGCGCTGGCCGCACTATTCGCGCAGCTTCGGCGTTAGAAAAAACGGCTTACGACTTTGCAATAAATCCTAATCCACAAACTATCTTAAAGAACTCTGGCGTCGCACTTCCGAAAGATCGTGTAGCTGCATTAGTAGCAGCGTTTAAGAATCGTACTTCTAAAGCTGTTACATTCTTAAATGGAGACGTATCGATCGAGACTGTCGGTTACGATCCTAAGAACTTACAGCTTAACGAAGCTCGCGGTTACCTGGCTCTTGAACTCTGCCGCGCTGCAGGTCTGCCAGCATATTTCGCAAGTGCAGAGCCAAACAGTTTTACTTACTCGAATGCAGTGAGCGAAAGACGTTCTCTAGTTGATTATTCACTTCGTCCACTAATGACAGTTATAGAACAACGAATGAGCCTTAGTGATTTTACTCCACTAGGTCAAGACGTAAAGTTTGATCTAGACGACTTCTTACGCGGCAATCCTTACGAGCGCGCGCAAGTGTACGAAATACTAAATCGAATCGGTGCTATGTCGATCGAGGAAATACGAGAAGAAGAGGATCTACTTCTATGAAAATAACTACACCAATGAACATAACAGCGGCAGATTCTAACTCGCGCACTATTAGCGGGCGTATCGTCGCATTCGAGGAAGCCGCTAACGCTTCTACTGGGAAAGTCGTATTCGCAAAAGGTTCGATCGCTCCAGCTTCCGTAAAGTTAAACTTGGAACACGATCGCACTCGTCCAATCGGTAAGACTATGGACATGACATTAAACGAAGATTCGATCGACGCAGTCTTTAAGATTACAAACACTACAGCGGGAACGGACGCGCTTACGGAAGCGATGGACGGACTTCGCGATGGCTTTTCGATCGAGTTAGCTGTAGACGATTACATTATGCAAAAGGACGGCACTATGCGCGTTCTTGCTGGAGAATTAACTGGCGTCGCACTCGTAACAGAGCCAGCGGTTCGTTCTGCTCGCGTTAACGAAGTAGCTGCAACAGAAGGCGAAGAAGTCGCCGAAGAGATCTCCGATTCCACAGTGGAAGAGGAAGTAACACCAACAACAGAAGGAGACGAAGTGGACAACACCGTCACAAACGCGGACACCGTCGAGACGGTCGAAGCTGCTCAATCCATTACAGCCGCAGCGAAGCCAATCGTAGGCGGATCATTCACCAAGCCACGCTTAGAGTTCACAGCTGCTAAGTACGTGGAAAACACAATTCGCGCAGCGATGGGCGACGATTCAGCTCGCCAGTACGTTCTCGCAGCAGATAACACAACAGATAACGCAGGTCTAGTTCCTACTCGCCAGATGGCAGAAGTAGTTAACGGACTATCTACGCTTATCCGTCCATCGATCGACGCAATCTCTCGCGGAACTCTTCCAGACGCGGGCATGAGCTTCGAGATTCCAAAAATTACAGTAGCTCCTACGGTGGCAGTAGCTAACGAAGACGCTGCATTCTCAGAGACAGATCAGAACTCAGCTTTCATCACTGTTCCAGTAAAGAAGTTCGCTGGACAACAGACATTCTCTGTCGAATTGCTAGATCGTACTTCTCCAGCATTCTTCGAGGAACTAATCCGCAACATGGCGGCAGCTAAGGCCAAGGCAGAGAACGCTTACGTATCTGGACTTATCTATTCAACAGCTACAGGCGACGCAACAACTACAGCAACTTATCCAACAGCTGCGGAGCTTCTCGGCTTCGTCGCTCGTGGTGCTGCTTCTGTTTACGGAGCTACAGCTGGACTTCCTAATGGCTTCGCTCGTAACATCATCATGGGAACTGGCCAATGGTCTAACGCGATGACACTAAACGACGCTGGACGTCCAATCTATTCAACAGTTACTAATCCTATGAATCAAGCGGGATCGGCTACGCCTACTTCGCTTCGTGGGACAGTAGCGGGCTTGGATCTATTCGTAGACCCATCACTAGCAGCGACAGACGTCGACGGTTCTATGCTCATCGTTAACCCAGACGCGTTCACATGGTACGAGGGACCTACTTTCCGCCTACGCGCGGACGTAATCGCTTCTGGCCAGATTACAGTCGGTTATTACGGTTATGGCGCACTAGCTACCAAGATTGCAGCTGGCGCATTCCACAATAACAAGGCGTAATCCGAATAAATCAGACATCGACTAGTTCGCTCCCGAGCTAGTCGAGTAGTAGAAGGGAAGAGCTAATGCCAGCAATTATTACAGCGTCACAGCTGCGATCCGTCCTAGGCGTTAGCTCTTCTCTCTATTCGGACTCTTATCTGGACGACATCATCGACACAGCCGAGCAGGTTATTCTTCCGCTGCTCGTTCAGAACTCGACAGCTGTAATCGAGTACGAATTAACTTCTAACGTAGCGACGTTCTTTACTCGTCGGACACACCCGTTCGTAGTCGGACAGTCAATCGTCATTACTGGACTTCCAGCTCCGTTTACAGCTACGCACACTCTTACGGTAATTACAGATTCTTCATTCTCTGCAGCTCTTACTTCGGCGGACGTAACACGTCGCCAGATTATTCCAAACGGAATGGCAACTCTTAGCGGCTATTCAGCTGGGACTCTCTACGTGGGTAACGCGTCGATCGAGTCCGCTATCTATGCAGTATCGATAGAAGTCTTCCAATCTCGCACAGCTGCGGGCGGTCAGATCGAAGGGCTGGACTTTCAGAGTTCGCCGTATCGAATGGGCCGCAGTCTCCAGAATCGTGTAATCGGGCTTTTAGGAAATTACGTAGACGTCGAAGTAATGATCGGCGGCTAAAGTGACAGCTTCTTCCATTCTTACTAGCGTCCGAACTCCATTAAAGACAGCCATCGCAGGAGTAGCGGCCAACACTTATGACTCAGTCCCAGAAGCTCCGATAGTTCCATTCGCGGCAATCGTTCCGAATGCTCCTTATCTACAGCCAAGCTTCTTAGGTAAAGGAAACGTAAAGCTAAAAATTAATTTAGTAATGACCGTAGGCGTAGCGATCTACGATAATCAGAGCGCACTCGATAACATCGAACAGCTCGTAATTAGCATTCTGGCGGCTATTCCGTCAGGGTACGAAGTCGGAGACGTATCGAATCCGATTCCGTTAAACATAGGCGCGTCAGAGATTCTCGCGTGCGAGATTCAGCTTTCGACTTATTACACTCAAACAAACTAGGAGACCAACATGGCCACGACCGTAATTACAGGGCGCGATCTTTCGGTTACGATCGCGACCAAAAACTATAACGAGCAAGCTACAAGCGCAACGCTAAGCGGCGACGTAACTATCGAAACTTACGACACGCTTTACTCTAAGGCTTATCGTTCAATCGATAAGCAGTGGACGTTCGACGTCGAAATGCTTGCAGACTGGGGCGCAACAGATTCACTCTGCGAAGCTCTATGGAATGCTGCAGAAGCAGCTCCAAACACTACTTTAGCAATTTCGCTAACAGCTGTTACAGGAGCGGTCTTCGCGTTCAACGTGCTACCAATTTTCCCAAGTGTCGGCGGTTCAAGCCCAGACGCTCAAACTGTATCGCTATCCTTTACAGTAGTGGGAACACCTACAGAGACATTCAGCTAAAAAACAGAATCGGGAGCAAAAATGAAACTAAACATCGAAGTCGAATACTTCTCGGGAGAGGTCGCTACTTACGTGGCGGCTTCTCCAGAGTGGTCGAAGTGGGAAAGCAAAACTTCTAAGACTATTCAGCAAGCCGAATCGATCGGAGTTAACGATCTTCTTTATCTTGGTTACCAAGCCATGAAGCGAGAAGCTGCGGGAACTCCAGTAAAGCCTTACGAGGTCTGGATCGAAACGGTCGCAGAAGTCTCAGCAAGTAGCGCAAACCCAAAAGCTATCCCGTCGGAAGCTTAAATCGATTAATAGTCGAACTGGCCATCGCGACGAATATTCCGATGAGCGAGTGGCAGACGGCGGAGCAGATCTTAACGGCGTTAGAGATACTGGAGAAACGGAATGGCAAGTAAGAAGGGCGTTTACTCGATAGAAGTCGAGCCAGCCGCGCTTAAAAACTTGATCCAGACTCTTAATCTTCTTGATAAAGAAACACAGAACGAGATCCGCGACGCCGCTCTTCCACTATCGAAGCGTCTGGCGGGCCAGCTCATGATGAGCGCGCATGGTGCGCCAGCTCCACAGACTAAGCTCGTAGCTCAGACAATTACAGCTAAGAGAGATCGTCTTATTCGCGTTGACATAGGCGGGCCTAAAAAGGTCGGTCGCAAGTACGGCGGAGAAGCTTCTAAGAGCGGTAAAGGTAATAAAGTCCGACAGGGTGCAGCTCCAGCGGGCGCGCTTCTATGGGGAACAGAATACGGCGGCGGACGTGGTACGGACTCAATCGGTCGCGCTTATACCGATCGCTTTAAGGCTCCGCGCAATAAGCGCGGCTACTGGATCGCTCCAGCTGTTGACTATTACACGCCTATAGTCGCGAAAGAATACATCGATCTTATTCAGGGCGTCATTAAGAAAGTGGGTCTCGACTAATGGCTGGCATTCCAAAAGTAAAGATAACTTTCGACGCGGACTTCGACGAGTTAAAAAAAGGCGTTAAAGGCGCACAGAATGAAGTCGAAGGCTTCTCTAGCAAGATCGGCAAGTTCGGCAAGGTAGCGGCTGCAGCTTTCGCAGCTGCAACAGTGGCCGCGGCTGCTTATGCGGGAAAGCTTCTCGTCGATGGAGTTAAGTCAGCCATCGCAGACGAAGCAGCCCAAAAGAAACTCCAGTTAACTTTACAGAACGTAACGAAAGCTACGGACGCCCAGATCCTAGCGACCGAAAGTTACATAACTAAAACGTCTCTAGCTACGGGAATAACAGACGACGAACTTCGTCCGTCTTTAGAACGTTTCGCTAGAGCTACTGGCGACGTAGAGAAGGCTCAGAGACTCCAAGCCTTAGCTCTGGACGTTAGTGCGGGCAGCGGTAAATCTTTAGAAGCTGTAACTAATGCCATGGCTCGCGCAGCCGAAGGCAACACGACGGCTCTGGGAAAACTTGGAGTCGGCCTTACTTCTACAGAACTAAAAACTCTTTCGCTCGATCAAATCACAGCCCAGCTCGGAGATACATTCGCTGGACAAGCTTCGGCAAAAGCCGAGACATTCCAAGGAAAGTTAGATCGTCTTAAAATTGCATTCGATGAAGGTAAAGAGACGGTCGGTTCTTTCGTCTTAGACGCTATTACTCCGATGGTAAGCGTCTTCGTTAATAAAGTTATTCCCGCTATTAGTTCGATGGCTTCTTCAATCGGTAAAGATTTAGAAGGTCCTTTTAATTCGGTTAAGGGAGTTCTTACGGACTTCGTCATTCCAGCGTTTAAGGCTCTTTACGACTTTATGAAGGACTTCGTAGCTCCGTTCTTCGGTGCAGTATTTGGTAAAGCTTTAGAAGGATTATTTAATGCTTTTTCTAAAGTTAAAAACGCGATAGGCGATAACTCCGCAGAGCTAGAGCCACTCTTTACTCTCTTTAAGTCAGTGGCTACATTCGTGTCGAAAACAATAGGGCCAGCAATCGGAACGGTTCTTAAAGTCGCGTTCGAGGTTCTTGGAACTGCGATCGCTGCGGTAATTACTGGCGTCTCTAAAGTGGTCGACTTCTTGGGAGACATGATCGACAAGGTAAAGGCCTTTATTAAATTAGTTAAAGATAATCCACTCGTTAAGGGAATCTCTAACGTAATCGACAACGTCTTCGGCGGTGGCCGAGCCACTGGCGGTCCTGTTAGTTCTGGAACTTCTTATCTGGTGGGCGAGCAAGGTCCAGAGCTGTTTACTCCTAAGCGGAACGGCTCAATTATTCCGAACGGATCTTTAGGCGGCGGGCGTGGCTCTGTCATTAATTTAACGGTTAACGGAGCGATCGATCCAGAAGGTACAGCCCGAGCAATTATCAACGTTCTTAATAATTCAAGCTATCGCGGGACTCTAGGCTCGGCAGCTTTCGCATGACCCTATGGAATCCAGAATGGCGCGTTCTAATTGATGGCGTCGATTACCAAAATGTCACTCTTGCCAGTGCCACAATTACAAGCGGACGAACTTCTGTCTATGAGCAGCCAGTGGCGGGCTATTGCTACATCGAGTTAATTAACTTTGAGAATAATTCTTATCCTTTTACAGTAGGTAACGAGATCCTTATCTCGATTAAAGATTCGACGGGAACTTTCGTTAATCTCTACGGCGGTTTTATTAGCGACATTGAAATAAGCGTAATCTCTTCTGGTTCGACTACTTATGTCACTAGCGCAAGGATTACAGCACTGGGCGCACTGTCTAAGTTAGCTCGGGCTAACTGGGAATTAGCTCTGGCTAAGGATTACGACGGCGATCAGATTTACACAATTCTTTCGGACTTACTTCTTAATAACTGGAACGAAGTAGCTCCCGCTCTGCAGTGGTATAACTACGATCCGACTACTACTTGGGCAGACGCCGAAAACGTAGGACTAGGCGAGATCGATCAGCCTGGGCAATATGAAATGATAAGCAGATCGGCCGATCCGATCTCTAGTTATACCCTTGCAGCTCTCATCGCAGAATCAGGACTCGGTTATCTGTTCGAGGACGGCTCAGGACGTATCGGGTACGCCGACGCATTACATCGCCAGACTTATCTCGCAGCTAATGGCTACACAGAGATTTCAGCGACTCAAGGAATCGGAGTGGGCTTAAAGTCAGTTACTCGAAGCGGAGACGTTCGTAACTTTATTACTGTTAGTTACAAAAATGCGGCAACGCTAACGAACAGCGATCTAGCTTCTATCTCCGAGTTCGGTAAGTTCGCCGAAATCTGGGACACAAACCTAGAGAACACTGGCGACGCGACTCTAGCTCTAGCTCGTCGTCTACAGCTTAAAGCCTATCCGCGCGCATTCTTCGACTCTATCGAGTTCCCGATCGCTTCTCCCGAAATTGACGACGTAGATCGCGACGCACTTCTGGGAATCTTTATGGGACTTCCGCTTCGCGTAACAGATCTTCCGCCTAATATCGTGGACAGTGTCTTCGAGGGTTACGTAGAAGGCTGGACTTTTAGAGCCAGTTATAACTCGTTATTCATTACGATAAACGCTTCTCCGCTGGAGTTCTCGCAAGTGACACTCCGATGGGATCAAGTCGATTCGAGCGAGTCATGGAATACAATAAGCCCGACCCTTATATGGGAAAACGCGATCGGATCGGTGGCATAACATGGCAACTACTACGACTAACTTTGGCTGGGACATTCCACAGTCGACCGACTTGGTCAAGGACGGCGCGACGGCGATCGCGGCACTTGGTCAGGACATCGACACAGCTTTAGTCGATCTTAAAGGCGGAACGACTGGGCAGATCTTGGCCAAGGCTTCCGCTACAGATTTAGACTATTCATGGATAACTAATGACGTAGGCGACATAACAGCTGTAACGGCTGGAACTGGAATCTCTGGCGGCGGTACTTCTGGAGCTGTAACGATAACTAACTCTATGGCTACAGCGATAGACGCCAAGGGTGATCTTATTGTTGGTACAGGTGCAGATGCTTTTGCTCGTCAAGGAGTCGGAACAGATTATGCATGGCTTAGAGCAGATTCATCGGTTGCTAACGGACTTGGATGGGATAACGATTCTTGGTCTGCTTGGACTCCAACTCTTACGGCTTCCTCTGGATCTTTTACCACTGCAAGCGTTACAAATGCGGTCTTTAAGAGAATCGGCAAAATGTGTGTAGCAAGATTTCAAGTAAATATCACTACAAATGGAACAGCAGCAGGAGTAATTGAAGTAACATCTCCATTTACTAGCACAGGAACATCAAGCGGAATGTGGCGTGAAGCCTTAGTCTCAGGAAATACTGGTCAAATTTATTTAAGAAGTACAACAAAGTTCGGTGTACTCAATTCTGACAACACCTATCCCGGCGCAAATAGTACCGCTTTTCAATGTCTAATCGTATTTGAGGTAGCATAATGGCTAAGTTTATTTCTAACATGGGCAACGACCAAGAAGTTACAGACGAGATCTATCTTGCTAGAATGCGTTACTGGCGCGACGGCGAGTTAGCGCGTACAGACTGGACGCAAGTAGAAGACGCTCCAGTCGATAAAGCTGCATGGGCAACGTATCGACAAGCTCTTCGCGATCTTCCAGCTTCTAAAGCTAATCCACGTCTTATCGAATTGCCAGTAGCTCCATGACTTATCCAATCGGAACATCTGCGGCCGTCGTCGAAGTAGCACTGGCCGAAGTCGGAACAATTGAAGAAGGCGACAACCTTACAAAGTACGGAAAGTTCACTAAGGCCGATGGTTTACCTTGGTGCGGATCTTTCGTTAACTGGTGTTTTCATGAAGCGGGCGTAAAGCTTCCATCGATGGTCTCTACAGCTGCGGGAGCGCACAAACTTAAAGAAGTAAGTCGCTGGGTAACTACAGAGCCGAACATCGGCGATCTAGCTTTTATGGACTTTCCGCATGATGGCGTCGACCGTATTAGCCACATCGGAATAGTCGTCGGAGTAAAGACCAAGAGTGTAATTACCATCGAGGGAAACACTTCTGGCTCTGGCGATCAACGTAACGGCGGAATGGTAATGATTAAAGAGCGGGCATTCGGGAGCGGTAAAGAAGTCGTAGGGTTCGGACGTCCTAAGTTCGTGGCTTACGCTGGCGATTACCCAATCGTCGAACTACCTACTCAATCGGCAGCAAAGCCGAAGAATACGGAGAAGAAGAGTGGAAAACTTAAAAGCTCTCTTAGCAAGCTGGGCGCGTAGCTTCTTAGCGGCCTCTATTGCTGTTTATATGGCTGGAGTCTCAGATCCGAAGGCGATCGGTATGGCGGGCCTTGCCGCCGTTCTGCCTGTAATCCTACGCTGGCTAAATCCTAAAGATTCAGCTTTCGGGTTATCGGGGAAGTGACTCGGAAACTACTGGCGGGAAGTCTGGCCCTAGTCCTTTCGGTCGGGCTTTCCGCTTGTGGTTATCAGGGTTGGGTTCGCTATGAATGCCAAGAATACGAGAACTGGTCGAAGCCAGAATGCCAAGAGCCACAATGTATCCCTACTGGAACGTGTACTAGCGACGTCCTTGGAGAAGAAGCTCCACAGCCCAGCCCGTCGCCGTAGTCCAGAAGAAGTCCACGCGACTTTAATTCTTATAATCGGATCAACCTTAGCGGCGGTCTTCTTGATCGTAACGCTGGGAATTACTTACGCGCTTATCTTCGTTACTCAGCCGATCGGTAATCAAGCTCCTAACGACGCGGCTTTTATTGATCTTCTAAAGACTCTCGCGATCTTCTTAACTGGATCACTAGGCGGAGTTCTAGCTGGTAATGGATTAAAGTCCAAGCCGAAAACACCAATCGACACGCCGACATCTACGCGGGAATCTTGACCTAATTGCGTTCTTGCTTCACTCTTTACATAGGGAGCGCGAACGTCGCTGCCAGTATCGGGAGCAAGTAATGAACGAATTAGGAATCGTCGTGGCTATGTCTATAGCTGCGATTTTATGGGCTGCGATGAGCTACTCAGTCGGTTATAAAGAAGGCCAGCGCGAAGGCTTTAAGCGCGGTCGAGCTGTATCACGTCACGCAGTTAAGGACGTGCGCTAATGAGCTTCTTGGACAATTACGAAGACGTAGCAGCCAGAATCGCTCGCCTATGGGCTACACACCCTACAGCCAGGGTCCAGACTAACATCGTGGACTTTAACGCAGAAAAAGGCTACGTGCTTATTCAAGCGATGATTTTTCGCGAATACGAAGATATAAATCCATCAGCTACAGATTACGCATTCGGTAACGTCGCTACTTATAACGTCAACATGAAGAAGTTCTTCGTCGAGGACACTGTTACATCTGCAATCGGTAGAGCGATCGGTCTACTACTGGGAGCAGATAAGCGTCCGACTCGTCAAGACATGGAGAAGGTCGAGACGATTAGCACAAAGGTAGCCAACTCAACAGCCGAGGATTACGATCCTTGGACAGTTAAGTTCGGAGACGTGCCAAGTTTTAAGACGGCAGAAGAAGCAGAGCAGAGCGGCATTCCTAGCCTTGGATCATCGATGGACGAGATCGCTAAGCAGCTTGGCGGAGAGTTACTTCCAGAAGCTCCACAGTGCAGTCATGGCCACAGAATCTTTAAGACTGGCGAAGCTAAGACTGGTAAGTCGTGGGGCGGTTGGTTCTGCGTCGAGAAGACTAAAGCCACACAGTGCGCGCCTTTCTGGTACGTCTTAGCCAGCGATGGCAAGTGGAAGCCACAGGTCTAAACATGACCACAAAGAAGTTATCTAACATCGTTCTGGCCGTTCTTATTGTTGGTCTAATTCTTATGCTGGCTTACTTATGAGCGAGTTTTTAGAACTTATAAATCCTCAAACTATGACAGCTGCACTTATGCAAAACGGCGAAGTGATCGCTCGCTACAAAGTCGAGCAGTGCGATAAGTGCGCTCTTATTAAGAAGTTCGACGAGTTCGGTTATCAGAAGGGAATCGCTAACGAGAAGCTCTTATGGTTCTGCGGTGGCTGTCGATGAAGGTAAAGCCGACGATCGAAGATAAGGTCCTAGCTCACACTGTAGCTCTGGAACGAATAGCCCAGATCCAAGGTCAAGCGGACGACTGGAGTCGCTACGATAAGCGTCTCAACTTTCACGAATACGTAGCCCAAGTAGCCGAGTCAATCGTGGCCGAAATCTTGGTCGCTCGGTTCTTGGGATTCGTCGACTTCGATCCTAGATCTTCTCGCTTTAAGGATTCTGCAGACGTGGGAAGCTTCGTCGAAGTCAAGTGGACACGCTACGAGACTGGTCAGATGATTATTTACGAGAATGATCGTAACTCGGACGTGGCTATTCTGGTCGTGGGAACTAGCCCTAATTACAGATTAGCGGGCTGGATCCCTGTATCCATGGCCAAGCGTCCTAAATACCGTAACTCTAAGCAGCCGACTTGGTGGGTTACGCAACAAAATCTCCAGCCTATCGAGAACTTGAAAGGATCTAACTATGGAACAGCTACGCTTTAAGTGTCGAGTCTGCAAGAAAGAGACCGAGCAGCTCGTTCGTGTAATTACGGATAATCTGCCGCCTAACGTGAAGACTATCCAGTGCTGCGTCTGTTCGACTATGACTGTAGCCATGATCGGAGCAAGTGATGGCGACCTATGAATATCGCTGCGAAGTGTGTAGTAAAGAGCTAGAAGTACAGCGTCCCATCGAGGACACACTGGCCAGAGATCCTTACTGCGATAATTGCACTATTCCCATGAAGCGCGTTTACTCGCTTGGTGGCATAGTGTTTAAGGGTAATGGCTGGGG